TTCTTTTTGTTCCACTGGAATCGGATAGTTTCGGGGTTAACCAGTGCAACATGGTCTACTCCCAGTTTATCATTGGCTACTACCCATTCGTTAGATAATGCCCCACCGATCCATATCTGAGCAATCATCTTATTAACTAAACCATTCATTCCTGCAACACCATCTCCCCATTTCTCCTGTTTGGCTTCTAGGTGCAGCTTCATCTTCTTCTGCATCTCGGGGGGGGTTTCAGGGTCAAACTTCAGTGTGTGTCCTGTATTGGTCAACTGGACCATATCATTAACGGCCACACCTACATCAGGGTTGATCCAAGAGAGTTTACGTATAATAGGGATATACTCAGCGATGTAGCCAGGGTTAATAAAAGTAACTCTGGACTTAATATCTACGAAGGTCTCATTACCAAAGGTTGGTCTACTGGACCTACCCGCTGGCACTACTGTCTTCTTAACGGGGACTGGAGCTGCAACGAATTCCTTCTTACCCCAAGTACCTGGTTTATACCATGTCATAATCGTATATTTTAGATTGGTGCGACCACCGTAGTAGTCACTTTTCCTTTTCTAATGAAATTTGTTATAGATTCTGCTAGTATTGAATCATCAGTATAGGTATTCTCATCATCCAGAATATCTTCATCTTCCGAGCCCCTAGAGTTCTTACCCATAGCAACGGGTCGGTTTCGTTCATCATAGATAAAGGTATATGCTTCGGCAATAAAAAATTTGTTGGTTATATCAACGTTATCTTCTCTAATGTCCTCTTCCAGCTCATCAATGATAATGGGTCTGGTTTTCTTATCTGTATACCATCCAGGTAATTTACTTTTCTTAGGTCTCTTTTCCCCTTTCTCCTTCAGGAACTTGGTAGTATAGAATAACATGGGATATCCGGATTCCTGTATCTTTGTGGTAACTGATAGTCCGATATCATTACTCTCAGGGGCTAATACTGCATTATTATATATCTTTCCCCATTTCATAAGAAGGTCAGCGAATTGGGATACTGGTATCTTTCCTTTAAAGTAGCAGACTTCGTCCCCAGCCCTGTTCATAATAGAGAAGGCAGAGTAGTCCCGACTTCTACCAGTTGCGATATCAGCCCCTATAAAATATTTCTCACCCTTAACTGGGAGTGATACCTGTATAAGGCTCCCGCCCAAATATTCCCTATGAATTTCTAGTTCAGAGAGACCGTCCTCAATGGCTTTGATATCGGTAAGGTCGAAAACACTATTTCCTGAGGTAAGAAAGTCACCGTCGATCTCCTGCGCTGTTCTTCTAGGTCCAAGAGCACTTGACATGATTCTGTACCATTCATCGTCTCTTTCTGGATGCATCCTCCAGAATAGGCGTATGGGAAAGAATTCATTGCCTCCAGCCACAGAGTCCACCCATTGTTTGTGATAAAAGTTACCCACCCCATAAGGCGTAGAATTTAAGATGGCGGCACCTCCAGTTGAGAGTGTAGGAAGAGCAGCAGCCCAAATTTGGGTAGCCCATCTTACAATGGCCGCTTCATCGATTACAAGTAAGGATACCGCTTCGGAACGCCCGGCATCTTCTGTAGTTGGGATACTGGTTATCATAGAGCCATTAGAAAACTCTATCTCCGTTCCAGTTCCGATTTCATTGGGTCGACCGTTAACCACCCTAAGCCTAAGCCACGGTGGTAGATTACGGTACATATATTTTATCCTCCTCAGAACCTTCTTAGCAACGCGGTCCTTAATAGAGATGATCTGAATGTTCTTATTAGGATGAAACATTGCAAACCATAGGCAATACATGGATATCAATTCTGTAAGTCCAGCCTGTCTAAATTTCAGAACAATATTAAACCGATTCTTTAAAAAATGGTAAAGAACCGATTTCTGGTAATCGTACAGATCAAAGTTCACTTTACCTTGTACTGGATGGATTACTTGTATGAATGTTGCAAAGAAGAACGGGTCTTTAGCGCATTTCGCAAAAGCCTTAAACTGTTGCGCAGTCATTCCCGAACTAAGCTCTATTTCTGCTTTACCTGCCATAGATTTTGTATTCAAGTCCTACTCTCACATTGGATGCCTCAGGGATTTTGAATAAGAGGTTAGCATCCGAATATATGCGGAACTTCTTTATATGAAATTCTGCCCGCAATGATCCGTAGGAACTTGACGCCAATAAATCAGCACCACCCCCAATAAGTAACTGGAACAATTCCGGCTTCTTTATTGGGGGCGGCTGGGTTGCATGTCTGGATAAGTCGGAATCGAAATTCCAATTATATGACCACGCATTCAAATCTATTGGCCAACTTCTCTCTTCAATCTGGCCTGATATTTGTAGTAAGCCTAAGTTCAAGGAGTCTCGGTTAAGCTCCATCGATAGGAATTTAGGATTACGTGGGTATTGCTTAATATAATTTTCATGTAAGGATATCGTATCCTTGAGTCCTGTTATCTTCAACTCCTGATCGGCTATAATTAACCTAAGGCCCTGGATGGCGGCCGAGTCCACTTTATAAATGGTAACGGTCAGTGGAGGAGTAGGTACTGAATAAGGGACTGGGACTTCGTAAGGTACCTGAACGAAGATAGTATCAGTCGTGTACTCATACATAGTTACCTGCTCGGGTACTGGATCCTCCCTGATAAAGAAGTACCATGCAACCGCAGAAGCGATGATGAGTAATAAAGTAAGTATGTAAATGTTCTTTCCCATTATTAATAGCGATGCCCTAGAGGGACATATCCACCCCCTGTATAGTGCACCCCCTATTAAGGGGGGGTGCTATACTATACGGGGGTATATTCCCGTGGCACCCTTAAAAAGAAAAAAGGAATAGGTTAGGCCTTCTTAGAACCAGTCTTAGGCCTAGACTTCGTAACCTTCTTCTTGGTTTGTTTTGGTTTTACCGTTACTTCCGGTATTTGAGTGGCCTTGCCTATGTTCAAAAGCTCGGTCTGTACCTCCTTCAAAGCCTTGATCAGAGGTGGATATGGGAATGGGTCAGACTTATCCTCTCTAACGGTTCCGTGTGTCCATATCCCAGGTGTGTGATTCTCTATTACTGAAGGATCATATTCAAAGATCTTATCGATGTCGTTACTGATATCCAGGGTTGCAAAGTCAAGGACATTCTTACCTATCAACCATTTCAGTGATTCCAATTGATCATCAGTATATGCGTGCCAGTACTTATGCCCTTTCCAGGGCTTTTTGAATACGTGTACTTCAGCTGCGTCGATAGTAGTAAACCGCAGTTTATTCGGCCACAGGGGGTAAAAGCGATACTCACCGTCCACGAGACGAAGAGGACCTGCTGATACGAGCTCGACGTTGATACTATGTTTCTCATGATAATTGTCATCTCCTTTTACACCGAGATGAAATGCCCAATGCTTTGGGTCAAAACATTCTGTTATTACCCCATCTCTGTCAATGATGTATGGGGTACCTACTCTGTCAGGAGTAGAATTCCACCACCGCCATGCTGACATGGCATTGGTACTGATAGTATGATGTAGAAAGTAGGATCTCTTCTCATCCTCTGTGGTCAGGTATTGGCCGTTCGTTAGATGCTTCTTTACTAAATCCATGGTTCGACTTTTTTGAGTTGTTTATAAAACCACTTACCAATTTCGTAAGGTGGTGTTTTTGTAACTGTTGTTCTGCCTTTATTAATTGTAAATGTTTTACGGTCAGGATCCATGTATATTTTAAACTTGTCTGGTACTCCTTGGATCCGTGCAAGCTCCCGAGGCGTGAGCTGTAAACCTTTTTGATTAAACAGACGATTAGCCTTTCTGGCAACAGAAGGAGTATCGTGAGCAAGGTTCCTATAAACCCCCGGTGCGGTTGTGAAGTTCCTATCATCGACTGGCCATCTTTTAAGGTTGGGGTTCTTTAACCAGAACCGTTGTATTTTTCTGAGAGTTAACTTCTTACCAGAGTAGATAGTGATTAAGTCTGATATATCTTCTCTAATGTGTCCGAACTCCAGATCTTCCTTCTTCAGGCCTTTTGATAGTTGCTTACATGTTTTGAGCTCATTTACTTTATATACTTTAGAAAAGTGGTATTGTGCTTTCGATAGGTTCTCACCAAAATGGGATTTCTTTAAACCGATGAGTACTAACCGTTTCCTAGTCTTCTGGGAATTACCCCAGGCTGTACATGGTAGATCATGAAATACCAATTCATAATCAGGTAGAGATTTTGCCCATACATCCTCGGGAACCATCTCCAAGGATTTAGGCAGGTTTTCCATCAGGAAGACTTTGGGTTTATAATATACTAATAATACCGTGAACATCTCAAAGCTCTCATCCTTCATTGGGTCTGAAGTAGTCTTAGCCCTACTGTAGGCTAACATAGAACTATGTCCACAATTGGGAGCCCCCACGATTATATCAGGGAAATTGAAATTGGTGGACTCAGCCCCATTA